ACAACGGTATTGTGTCTGCTGGTGCTAAAGGATTTTTTGCTAACGGTGCAAACGCCACTACACAAAGAGCAACTCTTGTTATTGCCCCTTGGTCCGACCTTGATTACGGAATCAAAATTGAAGGTGGTTCAACCACAAACATAACCCATCATGGAACATCTATTTTCCAACCTTCATCCACAACAACCGTAGGGTCTATTATGCGTGGAAGACCCGCCCAGACCGCCAACCTGCAACAGTGGCAAAATAGTGCTGGCACCGTGCTAGCATACGTTGCCGCAGACGGAAGTTCTTCCTTCTACGAAGGGGACCAAAACATATTAGCAACAAGTATATTTTCTTAAGGAGAAAATTATGGCAATTGACTATTCATCACTACTGAGTGCAGAGCAGAAGCAGAACATCCTCAACCAGAGGATTTCACAGTTTGCTGCAGAAGCATGGCAACATGAACTGAACAAGCAGACTTGCACCCAGTTGGGTGACGAGGCTGGTGTTGCGTCTTCAGAAGCAGCTTTGGCTACTCTTGAAGCCGCAATCAACGTTCACCAAGCTGAACTCCAATCGATTTCGGAATAACGCATGGCAGTCTTTAGTAAAAGCACCCTTAGCGGTTCGACCGATGGCAGGGGCATCCTTGTGGCCGCAACTGCTACACCGGGAACCCTGATTCATACTGGTCCAACTGTTGCAACATCCTTTGACGAAATCTGGATTTACGCAAAGAATACATCTGCTTCATCAGTAAAACTCACACTTGAATGGGGTGGTGTTACAGCACCTAACGACCACATTGAGTTCACAGTTCCTGCTGAATCTGGTTTGTATTTGATTACACCGGGTTTGATTATCAAGGGAAATGCGACGGCGTTGGTTGTGCGAGCTTTTGCCGCAACAACAAACGTTGTCGTACTTCACGGTTACGTCAACAAGATTGTTTGATAAATGACCCGTTATTCGCAGCGTACACTTGTCCAACAATCTTCTGTTAGTGGTTGGGGTTTAGCCGCACCTGCTGGTAGTAGTTTTGGTGTTGTTGCTGGATACGGTGTTGCAACTGGTACACCAACGGTAAGTGCAACTTACGCTGATGGTGGACTCAACTGGCAACGATTGACATTTACATCTACGGCTAACCTTACGGTTTCTGTCGCTGGTCTAATGGACATTATGATTGTTGCTGGCGGTGGTGGAGGCGGTGGCGGTATTGGCTACGGAGGCGAAGGTGGAGGTGGTGCTGGAGCAGGTATGTTGCAAGTTTCCACTTTGTATGTTCCAGCAGGAACATATGCCGTAACAGTCGGTGCTGGTGGCGCTACTGGAACTCCGTCTTCTCCCGGTGGTTGGTCTGGTGTTTCAGTTTTGAAAAGCCAATACGCTGGCGGAGCTGGTGGTGGACAATCATGGGGAGGTGCTGTTGCTGGTTCCAACTCTGGTGGGGCTAGTTACCGTGGTGGTTATGGTGGAAATGCTGGTGTAGCATCACAACAGTTGTACGGTTTTTCGTCTGGAGGTTCAGATGGTGCTGGAAACAATGGTGGTGGTGCTGGTATGGGTGGTGCTGGTAGCACACGTACCGCTGGTGCAGGTGTAACTTCAACGTTCACAGGCACATCAACAACATATGCTGCTGGAGGTTTAGGTGGTGGAAGTTCTGGAACATTTGGCGGTAACGGAGCAGCGAACACGGGAACTGGTGGTGGTGGCGCAATCCACCTAACCAATGGTGGGAACGGTGGTTCTGGAGTGGTAATAGTTAGATGGAGAGTCGCATAATGGCCCATTTTGCTAAAGTGGAAAACGACGGAACAATTACATGGTGAATGGGTCCAAACGTCGTACAACAGTAATTTCCGTGGGATTTACGCTGGAATTGGTTATACCTACAATCAGGCATTAGACGTCTTCGAGTCACCACCAGTAAGTAACGATTGAGGCTTTAGGTATGGCTTTAACTATCCCACATACATTTGTCAATGACGCAATTGCCGAAGCCTCAGAGGTAAACGCAAACTTCCAACAGGTGAAACTGTTTGTGGACGCACTACAGACTGGTAGTGGCATTGACTCAGGCGCAATTACTGAAGCAAAAATTGGTTCAAGTGCAATTAGCGAAACCAAGATTGCTGGTCTTGCTGTAACCGAGGGCAAGATTGCAGACAATGCGGTCACGCAAATAAAGATTGCTGACCGCTCAGTTGGTTCTGCAGAGTTGAAAGAAATCTCTTTGAATCCTCAAACCGTGCCGTACACGGCAGCGGTTACTGATGCCCAGAAGATTGTGACCATGAACAGTGGTACAGCATTGAATTTCAATATTCCAACGGATGCTTCTGCAGCATTTCAAATTGGAGACCAAATCAATATCTTGCAGCTTGGTCTTGGACAAGTCACAATTGCAGCGGTTACACCGGGAACAACGTCAGTTGTTTCCCAAGGTGGAAAACTGAAAACTAACGGTCAGTATGCGATGGCTACAGCGGTTAAAGTTGCAGCCAACCAATGGGTGGTTGTTGGCAACCTAGCGGTGTAGTTGTGCAAATAATTGGCGCTATTGCAGCGAATGAGGAAAGATTGCCGACACCAACACTTGGTGCGGCAACATCTACTTCTACTGGATTCACGTTCTCGATAACAAACTATAATGCCCTAAACACTTACGTTGTTTCGACCACAGCTGGGACTGTGAGCCATTCGAGTGGAACGGTAACTCAGGCTGGCTTGGGATATAGCACCACAGCAACTGTTTCTGTTTACGCCAGTAGGTCTGGATTTTCCAACAGCGATACGGTGACTAAGACTGCAACATCTAGTGCTGCACCTTGCGTACCTGCTGGATGTACGCCACCTTGCGGTGCGTACGCATACTCATACACCACGACCTGTGCAACTGGTCAGGGTGGCGCACAAGTTCCCGGTTCATGCGGTTCACCGGGATGTACTGGCGGTTGTCGTTACTACAACCTTGACTGGTACGTTTACAGTGCGCAAACTTGCTACGATAACTGCGGAGTTCCAACGACAGCAACTTGTCCTCCATTCTCCGCACAATCAGTAAACGCAACTTGTTGCTAATAACAAAGGAAAAAAATGAGCGATACATCAATTCCACCAATGACCGTTTTTGCTTTAGTAGTTGACGGTGAGGTAGCTTGGATTCACGGTTGGGACAACCGTGCAGAACAAGCGATTGCTGCAGCAAAGTCTGACCCTAAAGTGGTAGAGATATCCCCAGAGGATTTTGCTCGAATGTCACCAAATGGCTTGACCAACTTCCATGGTTGGACTCATTCAAACGGCGTTTTTAGTGCACCTGCTGAATGAATGCTTGGCAAGCCTACAAAGAGAAACTAGGCACAACTCGTCCTTGGGATTTGCTAAACCCAAACGCTCCAAGAGCCGAAGAGGAAGTTTCAGATTCTCGTTATGCAATATGTCAAGAATGTCCAGAACTGGTCAAAGTAACGAAGCAGTGTAAACAATGTGGGTGTGTAATGCCGGGGAAGGTAAAACTTCTTCACGCAACATGCCCCCTAAACAAGTGGTAGGAGAATCATGCAAAAAGTAAAAGACTTTATCTACAACAACCCAGTACGAGTTGCAGCATTTGTATCATCTGCTGTTGCCATTGTGGTTGCGTTTCTTGCGCCACAGACACCTGTGGAACCAGCGATTGCCTTTGTGCTTTCAGCACTTGGTCTTGGTGAATTTGCACAACGTGCAGAAAACAAGAAAACCGACGAAGCATTATTTACGGAGATTCCTGAGTAAACAATGGAACTGACAGACCTTCTCAATGAGAAGGAATGGCGCAAATGCAAAGGGTCTGATAACGCTTCCACAGCAGAGCTTGTGGAGGCGTTCAGCCATTTCTGTGCAACACACTGGATGATTCGTCACCCTGAACGGGGTCGAATCAAATTTGAGTTGCGTGAAGCCCAACAGAAAACTGTTGAAGTCTGGATTGACTCACGCTACAGCATTGTCTTGAAAGCACGACAGATTGGATTCTCCACTCTGGCTGCGGCTTTCGTGTTTTGGGAAACATTCTTTTGGGCAGACCGCTTTACGGTCATGCTCAGCAGAACGGAACGTGAAGCATCAAAGCTTCTACAAAAAACTAAGTACGGCTACAAGATGTTGCCACAATGGATGAAGGTTCGTGGACCAGAACTTCAGTCTGACAACCAGTTGAAGATGGTGTTTGCAAATGACTCAGCAATTGAGTCATTGCCATCAGGTAATGACCCTGCTCGTGGTGAATCGGTATACCGAGTTATCATCGACGAAATGGCGTTCTTGCCCAACGCTGAAGAAGCGTGGGCATCTATTGAACCTATTGCCGACGTGGGTGGTCGTGTTATCTGTCTGAGTACAGCCAACGGAGAAGGCAACATATTCCATCAGTTGTGGGTTGGGTCTCAGACGGCCACAAACCGATTCACTGGCGTCTTCTTCCCTTGGTCTGCTGGAGACCGTGATGAAGACTGGTATGAAGCCAAGAAGCGAGACTTGCCAGACTGGCAGTTGGCTCAGGAATACCCAAGTGACCCAGAGGAAGCGTTTATCCGTTCTGGTC